CTACGGCACACAGACCCAGATGTTGTTCAGTCCGTTAACCCAGGCTCCGGTCTTGGTTCCCGCGCTTGTACACGCCACCGGAGGATTTGCCGGCGGATCGCAATCGACGCAGTAGCGTCGCGTCCCACTGGTCACGCTGCCCGGCAGGTCGGCGAATTTCACGCCCAGGTCCTGGCCTCCGATGCTCGCATTCAGCCACCAGGACTTGCCCGCGTTGGTGAGGGGAAGGCCCCCGGGCTGAACCGCGTCCCGCATGGTCACTGGCGTTGATGGATCGGCAATCACGTTGAGCAATTCAGCCGGGCTGCCGAACGAGAAAAGCGTTCCGTTGACAATGAATGGTGCGCCGCCGCTGATTGCGAGATAGGCGCCGCCGGTCGCGCCGCTGGTCAGCTGGCCGCCGTTGATGACGATCGGAGCGTACCCTCCGTTGGAATAGACCGAGGCGAACTGATGGGGCGCGCTATCTTCGATGTCGAGTTCCGGGCTATCCAGCACTGCCTGCGCCTGCACGAAGTACAGCGGCACGAACACCCAACCGCGGTCGCTGTAATCGGGCATAATGTAATGCCCCGAACCGCTCACCTGGCCGATGCAGGAATACTGGCCGTCGCACTGGAGATGGTCGTAGAGATTGTTGTTGGATTGATTCAGGAACAGGAAGCCGACACTGGTCTTGCTGCCATTCACCGCCACGTCGCAATAAACGCGGCGGATGACGTCTTGATAGTCATTGTCTTTGAGCGTCACGCAAGTGCGGCCCGCGCTGTTGGACGGAAAGTTGATATTTTCGATAGTCGAGTTCAGCATCCAGGCCGCCCAGATGCCGTTGTCGCTCAGCGAGATATTGCCGATATAGACCGGGTTGAGGTCGGCCGCGCCGTTGCTGGTCTCGATCGGAATGAATGCATTGGTGTTGTTGTTGACCAGAGCTTCGATAGTCCCGGCAGGCGTGCCGGTCGGGAAGTTCTCCAAAAAAATGGTGCTGCCGTCGCTGGCGAATTTCGCGGTCGGCGGCGTGAAATTTTCCGTATAACGCGCGACGCTGGAGACTCGAATGGAGTCGTAAAATGCGGGGATCCTGTTGGTCGTGGCACTCATCGCGAGGTAGGTGGACGGCGCCTGACTAGCCCATTGGAAACTTTCATACGGTGGTATAGTCCAGTTCCCCGACGCCGCATGCGAACCTGTCATTACTCCATCGAGGAAAAGACGTAGCGTGGTGCCGTCATAGGTCAACGCGACGTGGTGAATCTTATTCACCGTCAGGCTGCTGTTTGCGTTCTGTGCGTTGATGGTAACGAGAGAACCCCCGATATCCGCCGATGCCTGTATGCAGTTGTAAGTGCATCCGCCGCCGTTTCCGTTAATAAGAAAACCCAATGCCTGAACGTTGCTCTGCTGAGGCGCTCCAGGAGAGATGGTTAAAAAGTTGTAGTTGCCAAAGCCGCCGGCGTCATTGAGAAAAGGTTCGACATAGAACTCGACCGTGAAGTGAGGTATGCCAGAGGCGCCTCCGTTGAGAGACGCTTCGATGTTCGAAGCATTCATGATTTCGGCAGTGGCGTTATTGCCGCCGTAGCCCGCGCCATTGAAAAACTCAGGATCGGCGGCGTCGAGACTGCTGCCGCTGCCGCTCGCGATGTGAGTCGTGCCGCCGGTGGTCGCGAGCGCCCAGGTGCAGGTATTGTCGCTCACCATGTTCGGCTGCGTGGTCGGCCACGCCGGATGCGACCCGCTGCCGGAGGTGCAACCCGGTGCCTCCTGCACCTGGACGTTGCCGTTGGAATCGAGGATGTCCGCATATTGCGGATAACTGTGCGAGGCCTGCCAAGTCAGGCTGATACTCGACGTGAACGGCGGCTTCCACCCGGCCTCGGCCTGCTGCGCAATAATCGTCGGGCCGTAATAGTTCTGCTTGAGCCAGGTCTGGGTCCAACCGGCGCCCTCGAACTTGATTGAGCAATTTATAAGGATGGGAGCGGTGGTATGATAGTATAATCCGCCCGGAGTGGCAGGTAAAAAGACTTCCGGCTTGTTTATGCCGGGCGCGGCGCAGGCGGCGTTGACTGCCGTCTGTATCGCGCCAGTGTCGTCGGTCACGCCATCGCCCTTGGCAAGATAGGGCGGCGCCTTGACGTTAATTGCGCCATTGACGTTGCCGCTGACGTTCGCACCCTCGTCAATGACGGTGAAGGGTGCGGTCGTGCCGTTGCCGACCCTGATTCCGCCGCCGGGCACCAGCGACTCGCGTGGTTGCGAATCGCCCGGTTGAAGCGCGAGGACGCTGGCGGCTGCGGCAATGTTGTGTCCGTTGGCATTGAGGTCCTGCTCAAGCGCGCCGGCCGCGCAGGCCCAGACGCCGCGCGAGCCCATCGCCCACGCCCCGGCGCCGCCGGCGCTGCATGGGGTCGTCGCCTGGCAATCTTTGCACCAGAGCAGAAGTCCATCGCGCTCTCCCGGCAGGCCCGCGAACGGCAGACCCACTATCTGCGGTGCGATCGACTGGGCTCCGGACAGCCGCTGGTTGATCGCCTGGCGGAAGTTGAAGCCGGCGCCGATGCCGGTGAAATTTGGAATCGCCTGATACTGCGCCGCCGCTGCGCCGGTCAGCGTAGTCAGTGCCGCGAGAACTACGAGAAAGGCTTTCGATAGAGGTCTATGCATAGGTGAATCCGTCAGAACCCAATTGTCAGCCACGAGAATCCGTTACTCTGTTCGCTTGCCAGGCCGGCCCGTTGCATCAGGGCTCCAGGAACGTCGAGCACAAAAGTTGCGCCCGAAACACCATAGCTAATCACTGATGCTGCCGTGTTGCCACCCACGGTGAGATAGTAAACATTGGTGGCCAGCGGTGGCAGCAATATGGCATTGGGAAACGGGATCGGCCAGGTCACCGTATATGTTGTATCGTTGGGAATACTCTGTTGAGCCAGTGCGTAGTATCCCCACTGGATGATTGCGATCACTGGACCACGGCTAACGTCGGTCAGCGGAATCTTCAGATAGCCCGTGGTCCTGAGGGAACCGATGAAGCCGGCTACAAAATTCTGCAGAGCGCCGATGTTCGCGATATTGGTGTTCTGTCGTCCGTAGAGGAACGCCGTGCGGTTGGCGAGTTGCTGATGCGGCTCGTTGCTTACCCCGATGCCGCTGAAACTCGCGCCGGCGCCGGCGCCTTCGACCGGATCGGTCTGTTGAATCTGGTAGATCTCGTTGGCGGTAAATTCCGGACTATCTATAAGCGTTGCCATCATCCACCTCAGAACGTGAAAGTCCAGGTGCCCTGGTAGTTCGCCGAGCCGTTGAAGACGAAGGCTGGCACTGCCGCATGCGCCAGCATTGGAGCGGGCGCCGTATGCAGCGCAACCGCCGTCCAGACCACGCTCCCGTCTGCGGTGGTAGCACCCAACGCCGTCGCCCACGTGGGAACGCTGGAGCCGCTGGTGCCAGCTGTCGTACATCGCTGAATATTGCCATTGGCATCGATCAGCAGACTGCCGGTGGTCCATGCCGTGGAGGCTACCCAGGTCGGATTCGCTGTCCCTACCGCCGCCGGCATTGCCGACGCCGCGCCGTTGGCGAACAGCCCCACCTCCTGAACGGTCATGCCCAGGGCGCCGTAATCCGCGGTTGCCGACAGCGCGTAGTTGAACTGCACGCTTCCTGAGTTCGGAAACGTGTGTGTGCCCACCGAGTTGTAGTATTTGGGCGCTGTACTAAGATCAGTGTCGGCTACTGTCGGCGCACCTGCGCCGGAGCCGAAGCCGACTGCTAGTGCGTACTGGCCGGAAATGACCCCGGCCATCAAATTTGCCAGTGCCGGCAGCCCGGCATTGACGAACAGATTGCGGCACTCCCACACCATGGCGCCGCGGCTGAAGAGTCTGACTATTCCCTTGGGACGTTGTACCATTGCTTTTACCCGCGTGCCGAGATAGGCACTCCGTTGGCGACCAGGCCAGAGTCGGCCACCGCCGGCTCATTGGCGCCATATGTTATACCGATATGGTAGTAATGCCGATTGTATACTGGCGCGATCATCCGATGCCCGGTCAGCGGCGCCAGCGGCGCGCTCAGAAGGTCGCTCGGCGCCGGTGCGCTATCGATCGCGCCTGTGTAGTCGCCGGGCGCCGGTGCCGAGTCTCCAAGCGGAGCCGCCTCGAACACCAGCGCGTCGAGCCAGCTTCGCGACGGCTTGAAGAAATTGACCGCGGCCACTATCCGGTTCGCGTCACTTGGCCCGACCGTCTGTCCCGCCGCCAGGTTGACCACCACGCGAAATACCGCCCAGCCCTGCGCTGACGGCCACGCGCTGCCCCCCCAACTCGTCTGTCCCTCCAGGAAAGTGACGCTGGGCCAGCCGAGCGAGCCCAGTGCCTGCCTTATTGAATAGGGCGTGCCGTGCACGCGATGCAGTGGAATGGCCGCTTGCAGCAGGGCCCGCCAGGAATCGAAGTCAGTAGGCCCTGCGCTGCCCGACGAGGATAACAATGTATCGATATCGGTGATCGAGTCGATGTCCGTCAGCGCGTCGATACTCTCGCCGGAGCTGCTCGCCGCAAGTTGCCACTGTGGATCGAGCATGTCGAACTGCCAGGCCAGGAAGATCAGCGCCGAATCCGGAGCCGAGTCCAGGCGGTAAACCAGCAACGGCGTGAGGTCAAGCGCGTCGAGCCGTTCGATCGTCATTAACAGCGATTGCGAACGCAAGTCGTTTATCGACGGCGGTAACTGAAGCTGCGCCATTAATGCACCAGTGAGCGCGGCGCCCCCGCGCCACAACGGTTTCGGGCGCTCCCACTGCTGAGCACTGTGCTCCCGCAATACATATGCGGCTCCGGCTCCGCATCGGGAATTGGTTTTGTGGTGTCGAAGCGCGCGATCAGCTCGTCGGCCTCCATCGTGCTCCGCTTATGGTCGGCGACAAGATGCGTGAGCATCGCATCCGCCTTGCGCAACTCGCCTCGACAAAGCGGACAAAACTGTCTGGCCGGAGTGATCATCACGAATGCTCCGTGGCTATCGCCTGGGTCAAGGTAATCGCGGTGCAGTTGGCCCATTGCCCGGCCGTGAGCTGCGTATAGAAGGGCTGGGTCAGCACCACCTGGTACACGCCTGGCACCGACAGCGCTGCCACTATCTCGCTTGGCACGATGTCGCGTTGGATGCGCGCGGACAGGTTGAGCGCGATGCTCTCCGCGGCGGCGTTGACGGCGGCCATTGTCGAAATCGGGTCGGCGTCCGCGAATAGTGTGACAGTGCCCGTAATCTGGTAATCGACTTCGCTCACCGCGAGCGCGCTCACGGTGTCGGTCAGCGGCCGCACGTCGTCGGCGCCAAGCGCCTGCTGCACTTTAGCGAGCAGCGCTGAATTCGCCACCCCCGCGCTGTTGGGTGAAGCCGCAGGCTGCGCGGCAATCGGCCCGGTGAGGATGTATACCTGGACGCTACCGGGCGCAGGCGACACCACGTCGACGTCGATGATCGACGGATCGACCCCGAGCGCGAAAAAACGGTACGCGCCCGCTGGACCGGCCACGCTAAACTGGTTGGGCGCGGCCTGGATGCGAATGCGCAGGTGATCATCGGTCTCGGGCGCCGAGCCACCGCCAGTCGTCGCGGTGTTGGTCACGGAGGCGATTAGCACGTTGGGGTTGAGCAGTACATTGATCTGCCCGGGCAAGTAGCCATTAGCGTTAGGCCCCGGGGTGCTGCACGTCGCCGTGACGCTGGCAACCGTTGTTGCAGCGGGCACGATGAGTTCGGCGTTGGTGGCGAAGGCGAACTCGCCGTCCGCAGTGCCCGCTCGAGTTCCGGCCGCGATCGTATATGGAAGTGTCAGCGCATTTTGTAGCGTGAACTGTAGCGTCGTCACCGCACCTTGCGCGCCAAGCCGGCTCACTCCGAGTAATTGCCCCAGGTAATCGATCATAGGAAACACGGCGAAGGCGAGCAGATTCTGCTGTCCGGCGTACTGGATCGCATTACGAACCAGAGATTCACGGTAAGCGTACAAATTAATGAGCAGGCGCTCGACCTGCGCCGGCTGCAGGGTCCGGCCGGCCGCGGCCTGAAAGGCCGCCACCATGTCGGCCAGGATCAAATTAGGGTTGAGCCCGTCGGCGTCTTTGATAAACGTCGGCGGCGGCAGACTTAATATTCCGGCTCCCATCTCGCTTTCCTTGGTGATCGGCGCCACGCTCCGCGCGGGCGTCTTGAACTTGCTATCCGGCCTGGCCAGCGCCAGCCAGCGTTACGCTCGTATTTTGTGCCGGACTCGGGGCGCCGCCCAGATTGAGCTGCCACGAGACCGTGATCTCGACATGCGCTCCGGGTTGTGCGACGACTCCGGTCAGGGGCAGGGTCATGACCGATAGAACTTTCACTCGCGGCTCCCACTGAGTAATCGATTGAGTGACTTCGCGGACCACGGCTGGCCCCGCCTCGCTTATGGGCGCGTCGATATATTTCCAGAGATCAGTACCGAAGGTTGGACGCAAAACGTCTGAGCCCTTGGGGGTGGTAAGTATGATCGCGATGCACTGGTCGACGTCATCGACTCCCATGACGACTGCTCCGATTCCCGACCCCGGTCGCCCCGCCGGATCCAGCATCAGCGACCAGTCCGCCGATTTGATATCCGAAAGTGTTATCGCGCGCTGAGCCATAATGTCACCGTTTACGAATCGAAACACAGCCTCTGAGGGCCAGGCTTGATATCCGCGAAATACTCATGACATCTGTTGGGTCGGCGGTGCGGTGTTTCCTCCCTGCGGATCTGGATGGGTATGTTCGTTGTAGATGTTGATAATCCCGTCCACCGAATCGTTGTGCGCCGAGGTGATCAGGTTGATACCGCCCGCCGCGTGCACGGTGATATTGCCGCTTGAGTCGATCGTAATCGACGCGCCGCTGACGCTGAGGTTCAGCGTCGCCGCTTCGGGTAGGCTGACGGCGAATGCATGTGCGGCGCGATCGTATTCGACGCTCGCCCCGTCCTTGAAGGACAAATGATATTTGTCCGCGCTGCTGACCGGCGCCGCGTCGGAGCCTGAGTATATCGCTCCCAGCACCGCGCCGGCTTCGTCGTGCTCATCCATCAGACAGACCACCTGTTCGCCTATATCGGGTATCCAGTAACTCTTGTCGTCTTGCGTCTTCGGGAAGAGAATAGGCAGCCAGTACGACAACATCTGGTCGCGATCCGGAAACGCAACTCGCACTCGCGCGCCCTTAAGGTCTTGTTGTTTCACGAGGCCTACGCGGAACATCGGTGCTTGCTCCTCGATTGGGGTTCGATATCTCGTGCCTCAGGGGCTCGATCCGAGGCGACTCTACGACAGCATTCTCAGCTCGACTTCGGTCACGTAGCCGGTGGTGCGCGAAAAACAATGTTGCGCGCGCTCGATCATGTATTTGCCGTCCATCACGTCCCATCCAGAAAGCGCAACCACATTGCCGGCCACCAGCAGCGTCGTTCCTGGCGCGACCAGGCGGCAGGTGACCTGCAGACGATTCGCTTCGTGCAATGCGGCGTTCGCGCGCTCCAGGGCCTGCTGGCCATTCTCGCAGCGTGCTACGACCTTCAGCACGTCACCGGTCGCCACAACGGAATTGGCTTCGGCAGTTTGCGAATAAAGTTGCTTGCTCTGCGGATCGAAGTAGGCAGTTTGCGCCTGTTTATAAATCCGATGAGTTTTGGCCACGAAGCTGAAACGCTCGACCGCGCTGCGCTGGAGCGTCAGCGCCGCAGGTCGCGATTCGAGCAGCGCACGGGAGTAAAAAACCAGCTGAGCGCCGCGTATGCTGAAATCGTAGTCGTGTTCGATCGCTACGCGGCGCAGGAATTCGAGGTCGCTCTCCTGTTTTTGCGTGATCCGGAGGTAGCTCTCGTCGGCCTGGTTTGCGGCTCCGACTACTGTCATCCCGTGGCGTCCCGCGACGGTGGTTGCTATTTGCAGAAGCGTCTGGTTCTCGTATCCCAGGCTGTTGCAGGTGCGGAGGGAGGGCGTAATCCACGCCGGCAGGCAGCGTAGATGAAAGACGTCGGGTGGTCCTTCGAGTTCGAGGTCGTCGATCTGGAAATCGCCGCACTCCAGCAACATTTCGTCGGTATAGCCAATCAGGAGGCCAACTACGTCGCCCTGTTGCGGAAACCAGGCTCCCTGCCAGCGTCTATCGCGATCCTCAAGCTCGATTTCCAGCTCGCCCGAGCGCCCCCCAAGCTCGTCGACGTACCTAATCGAGAGCACCATGCGCGATATGTCCGCGGTAATGTTAATTCCGCTGTAACTCAGTACCCAGTTGGGCGAGCGGACCGGATAAGCTATTGCGGAGGCCATCAGTTTATACCGTACCTGCGGTTTTCCAGGGTGGCAGATCGACGCTCAGCACGCTCTGTTGCTGGATAATCGGAATCGCCAGGGCGATTCCCGCCTCGAAAGCCGGCTCGATTGGCACTCCGGGGTTGGCCATTATGATGATGCTGTAATTGGTGGGGTCGCCGTAATACCGCCATGCCAGCAGGTCCCATCTCTCCCCGGCATACGTTAGATGCTGAATGACCTGCGGCGCGCTCATTGCGCTGACCTCACGATGGCCGTGTCCGGCACGTCGGTATGAGAAAGGTTCGGCCCGCCCGCGCCGCCCGGCAGCGGATTGTCGACCAACGGGGAAACGCCGGGCTGATTAAACGTCGGTGCGGTATAGCTCGCGGCGATCGCGCTGGTTCCAAGCAGCTCCGCGGGAGAGTTATAGCTGATGGCTATAGGCGCAATGCCTAGTGGCGCCGCAGCCGGGCGCGGCGGCGCGGTCGGGTCGAAATCCAAGCCAGGAGCCCATTCGCGAAGACTGGTGCGCACATGGATTGCGATGGGGCTCGCGTCGGCGCCGAGTTGAATGTCGCTGCTGGTGACCGATTCCACAACGAAGAAGCCACGGAAGACACCGTTGCCGAGTACCAGGGCGCGCGCCTGATGGTCGCTGGCGGCCGCCAGCAGCGTTGCAAGTTGCGCCGCTGGATCCGTAAAAGATCTGTGGAAAAGCATCGCGAGCGTGATGCTTTCGAGCTCGGGAGCGAGCCATTGCAGGCGCGGGCGGTCCTCCACCACGCGATGCTCGGCGTAGTGGAAGCGTCGGTTCGATTCAAAAACCTCGGGCGACCCGATCACTTGAAAAGAAATTTCACCAAATAATGCGAACATAGTCTGGCCTGAAGATCGTCCTGATGTGCGAGTGTCGGGTTTAGAAATCTCTACGTTGCTGCCGCACGATCTCCCGAGCCAGCACTTGGTGCAGTTCGCGGCCGTGACGTTCGAGCACTTCCATCACGTGAGCCTTGAGCGCGGCAGCGTCTGTAGCATGTTCGGAGTGAATAACCACGTTGGGCGCATAGTTGACTACGAGTGCGTCCGGGGTCCCGCGCGTCGTCGATAGCGGGTGCGCGATGCGCGCCGAAACGAGCGGCGCGGCGAAAGCGACCCTGGCGGGAGCTTGAGCGAGCATCACCGGTGCGGCGAACGCGACGACCGCCGTGGCTCGCCCGACCGCGCTCAGCATCGAAACCGGCCGCCCGGCGGCGGCGGTCCGCTCGACGCCTCTCGCGCTACTCATTGCCCGGGCGGCAGTCGTTGCAGAAATGGATAAAGACGGAGTATCGCTCGTGCGCGTAGGCAGAACAGCAATCGAATTGCCGCCGTATGCGGCCGTGTTTCTGGTCGTGTCGGCGACCCACTTCAGCAGTCGTGCGCCAGCGTCGTTCACCGAATCGAGCGAGCGCGAAAGTAACCGTTTGGAAACATTCCAATCCCGGTAGTGTTCGTACCCGACGGCGGCAAGCCGGGCAATAGCTGATAGTATGGCCTCGACAAACAGATCCAAAGTGTCCTTGGTTTTGCCGAGCGTCGCGGCGAACTCGACTGCGCGACCGGTGAGCTGGCTCAACAGTCGTGCGAACCTTGCCATGCCGATGGAGCGAAGTAGCGATAGAACGTCCTGCCATCCTCTGGTAAAAGCCGGGATGAACGTATAGGCCGCGCCGCCCACCAAGGCTGCCGTAGAGGGCGAAGCCACTATAGCTCCGGTGGTTCCTGATATGTACGAATAGCGTCGGGCTAGTCCCGCCAGCCTGCCTATAGCATTTGCCGTCCCCAAAAGTACGTGGGTAAATACAGGCACCGCCAGGGCTGGCGTCGTCTGTGAGTGCCGCCAAGGGCTGATCAGCGCCCGCCCTTTTGCGTCCCTGAGATTCACGGCCGGCAGAAGGTGTAGAGGATGCTCTCGGCGCGGCCTGCGATTGCTGGCAGGAGCCGTTCCGCGCGCAGCTGACGAATCAGGTGAGCCGGCTCGTGCAGGACGGCGATGTGGTGCACTCGTTATTGATCCGGAGGGGACAATGCACACCGCTTGTGGATTGAAATGACCATACGTCCGATGGATTGTCGAGCTTACTAAAGAGGCACTAATATCAAATAGACGTACCGCTCTGGCCGCACGCTGCACCGCGTTCGCGAGCCGGCTAGTCCGCGCAACCGCTGCGGATAAGCCAGGTCTTATCTTGAAAAGAGTCATCATAGGATTGGAGGGGCGCAAGGTGGATAACTCCTAGCTCATTGCCTATTGTCGCGGCGCGCGCCTGTCGCTTCGTCGGACACGCGATTGTAATCGGCAACCGCCGCCATCCAGAAGTCGATCTCGTCAAGCTCCATCGCCGCTAGGTCCCCGACACCGAAGCCGAAGCGGACGAGTCCTGCGAAGCTGCCGGCGCTGGGGAGGCCAGCGCCGGCTCGGGAAAATTTGCTCCCGTCACCTCGGCCTGCAGGACCAGCACGTCGCCCAGGTCCATCTCGATTACGTCTTCATAGACGATCGGTGCGCCGTCGATCCGCGCCAACTCGGCGATTAACGCGAACACCACGGCGGTTGGGTCAGGATTGCCGACAACCGCGCGCTGCGCGCGCATCAGGTCGCGCCCTTTGCCTCGGCGGATGGCGGCGGCCTTGCCGGAGGGCAGCGCCACGCTATGCGATTGCGCCGACTGAATCTGTTGCTCGGATGGTTTTGTCTCAGCCATGAGGGTCGTCTCCGGCGAGCCGTGATTAATCGGTCAGGGGTGCCGCTGGGGCGCGGCGGATAAAAGACCAGGCGTCAGCCACCCAGATTGGCGCGGAAGGTGCTCAGTTGATCGACGCCGTTTACTACGTAGATATTCGCCATCACGTCGAAAAGAAAAATCTGCGTACCGCCGATATACAGTTCAGAGTGATACACTGAAATCAGCGATGTGGTATCCACGCCCTCGTGCAGTTTGAAGTTCATCGAGCCGGCGTCTTTGAAGATCCCGGTCATCAGATACACCAGTGGCTGTTCCTGGGTGCGTCCCTGGCTGGTGTAGGTTTCAAGGTTACTGCGCACCTGGAAGTAATGCGCCTGGAAGGGGCTGTTCAGCGCCGCCTCGGCCTCGGGATAGATCGACGCCCACTTAATCTTGGCCTCGAGCTTGTCCACCCCGGCCCAGAATTCGGCCGTGCCCGCCATCCCAAGGCCCTTGTGGTCGACCATCTTGTGCTTGGGCTTGGCGACCTCGATTTCCTCAGCGCGGCCGAGGAGACCGATACCGTCGAGGTAGACGTTGGCGTTGGTGATTCGATTTACAGAGAGGTTTGGCATTGCGATGAGCCTCGTCGGGCCTGGGCGCGCGCGGCGCCCGCGGCCCTGATTAGTGTGACCTTAGGCGTTGAGCGTAACTGCGGTGAGCGCGGTGGTGTTGCCGAGTCCGCTCAGCAGCGTGGTATCGATAAAGACGTTGAAGGTCAGGCGCTCAGCCGGCGGCGGCGGCATCACGTCGATATCGAAGACCAGTTGTCCGGCGGCCACCTGGCTGGGCGGGTTTTCGGCGGGGTTGTAGCTGGCCGAGCCGGCGACCAGCGCGCCGCGTCCGATGAGCCCGCGGATGAAAGCATTGACACTCGCCAGAATCGCCGAGATGAGCGCGTTGCTAATCGGCTGATCGATGAACTGGAGCATCGAGAGCTCCACCGATTCCTCGATCACATCCATGGTACGGCGCACACTGATGAAGTTGTTCGGCGTGGTCGAGGTGGGATAGGCCGCCGAACGGTTGCCCCAAACCCGCAGGCCCGTGCCGAAGGCATTGAACACAGTGAGGATGCCCTGCGGGTTGAGGTTGTTGACGTCGCTCGCGGCGTCCAGCACCGAGGCATAAAGCGTTACGTCGGGGCCGAGCGGTCCGATCACCTGGGTATTGGAAGGCGACCACCAGTAGCCCTTCTGCAGGTCCTTGGCGGCGATCGTTCCGGCTACCCACGGCGAGTATGGCCCAACCGCAGTTACATTGGCCGCGTTCTGCACCGGGGTGCCCGCCGAGTTGATCGTGACGCCCGCCGGTATCAGGCCGAGGTCGAAGAACTTCTCCTGCGGGTAGCACAGCACGGCCCGGTCGGAGCTGGTGTCGAAGACGTTGCCCGCGACGCCGCGGTTGGCGATCGCGGTGGCCGGAGAGATCGACGGCGGAGAATCGATAAGCGCAATCGCGCGAATCGTCAGCGCGGTCGAGAGCAGGGCGCTCGCCGCGGCAGCATCCTGCGAGTAGCCGGGAGCGATCAGAATCTTCGCGAAGAATCCCATCGTGCCATAAGTCGTGCGCAGAGCCTGAATCCCGGTGTACATCGTGCCGGTAACCGAGCCAACGACGTCGCTGTCCAGCACTTTGCTGGGGTCGGCGTAGCTGAAGGACACGGTAAGTGCCTCGCCGCTAGTGATTGCGCCGCCCACTTTCTGCGTCACAATTCCATTGATCGCGTCGAGCGTATAGTCAGTTCCGTTTATATAGGTAGTCGAACCGGCCCCGTTTGTGACTACCACATTCCAGACTCCCATATGGCCGAGATTGAGCACCTGCGGACCCGAGGCCGGCATCGACATCGCCTGGGCTGCGATGGCGGTGTAATGAACGTACGGATTGAATACGTTAATTACGATCACCTGTCCGGCGCCCTGAGCCTGGATGGCGGCGAGCGCATAGGGAATCGTGTAGCCCTGCATCAGCGGTCCATAAGCGGCCGCCGAGCCGGCGATGTTCGGGTTGGCGGTGAAATTGACCAACGTGGGCGTCTGCAGAAGAGTTCCGGCGATGGTCACGAGCTTCCAGACCGCAGTCCCGTCGGCGGTGGTGGTGTTGACGGTGGTCGCCCAGGCCGGCGCGGAGCCGCCGCTGGTGCCGGCGGTGGAGCACTGCTGGATGTTGCCGTTGGGATCGACCACCTGCTGGCCGGCCGCGGTAACGCTGTTGGGCTGCCACATCGCGGGCGCGCCGATTGCCCCCCACAGCGGGGCGGAGCCGACCAGGCCTATAACCGCCGACTTGACGACCGTGATCGGGACTGGTCCGGTGGAAATTTCGATCGTTTCAATTCCATGTAGAAAGCTGGCTGGCATCTTCTTTCACCTTCTTTTAATGCCTGCGGGCGTTTGCCGCTCCGTTGCGTCTAATTGGTGGGGGCCGTCGGAGATGGACTGCCGGCGGCGACTGCGGTGACGGTTTCGGAATAGGTATAGGCGACTTGGACGGGCGCACCGGAAGCGATCGCGCCGCTCGCGATCAGCATGATAATTCCGTTGACGGCGTCGAGCGTGTAGTCAGTTCCTGCGAAATAGGGATTGCCGCCGCCCGCAGGGGTCACCATGAGGTTGGCGACATTACCCACCGGCAACTCGATCACGCCTTGCGAATTGAACGTATATGCAGCCTGGGTCGCGACTCTGACCGTCTGCCCGCCCTCTTCCAGTGCCGTGCCCTTGATGAAGATCGGGAAGTTGTCCTCGGTCGAGGCCTCCAAGGCCATCGTCTCGAGCGCGTAGAGCGCCGACCAGATCCATACGCCGCCCTGCGGGTCGCGGCCGAGAAACTGTTCCCGCAACGGGAACATCTTGCGGCATCCCGGCAACTGCAGACCGGTGAGCGCGGCCCGGATTGATTCGATCAGCGAGTAGGCGCCGGGATTGGGCCCGGAGGGATCGCCACCGAAGCTCCATCCCAGGTCACGCACGAGCAGCGTGATTTCGAATTCGAGCCGCCGCGCCTGCACCACCGCCGCCGTGTCGATCAAGGCGCCGTAAGTCGCGCTGCGCCAGGCCACCAGGGCCGCGCCGATACGATGAGTTAGGCGGTAGGCGGCGGCCTTGTCGGGAAACTGCGCGATCTCAATCGCGCGAACCTGCGCGCGGAGCTGAGCCGCGATCGCCGACTCGATGGTGGCGATGTCGAGCCGGGTGGGCGGCGCGAAGAGCTGACCCGCCCATGCACTGTCCAGCGTCACCCCCATCGTCAGAATCCCTTCAGATTGCCGCGGCTGAAAACGCGCCGCGGCAGCGTGCCCGCGGTGTCGCCGCCCGCCTCGGTCACTACCGAGCCCGCCGCCTCGCCCGGCTCCTGGTTATCCGGCGCGAGACCCAGCGTGAGTGTGCCATCAGCCACCCGCACCAGGACCGCCACCGCGTCCTCGTAGCGCCGGCGCGCCTCGGCCAGGTCATGCAGCGGGCGCAGGGCCTGCAACCGGTACATCGCGATGTCGCAGGTGAGGCGCGCGAGCACGGCGGGAGCGTCGCTCAGCGGCAGGGTGAAGCGGCTTTCCAGGTAACCATCGATCTCGGCCGAGGCGTCGGCGAGGGCCTGTTGCAGGACAGAATCATCGACGGCCTGCTGGGTCGGATCCTCGTTGGTCAGCTGCACGAGATCGCGGTTGGGATAGCGTGCGATCATGTCCGAGGGTTGCGCGTAAACCATGTCCAATAGCTTCCTTATCGTTTGCCTGGCTCGCTGTGCGGGCGGGCGGCCCGGAACGGAGCCTTGCGGCTGCCGTCCCGGGCTCGCATCGGGAGGAGCGGCTAGGCGAGGTACTCGCTGACGATCAGGTCGGCGCTGTTGCGCCAGATGTTGGTGGTGGGCACGGAGGAACTCGCGCCGGCGCCGGCCATGAACTCGGAGTTGAGCAGTTGGCGGCCGATTTCCTCGAGCGACGGCGGCACCAGCAGGTAGACGCCCTTGCGGCTGGAGAGCGCGCCGAACGGCGTGCCGCCGTCGGTTTTGATCGTGCGCATCGCCGCGCGCGCCGCGCCGTAATTGGCCGGATTGCTCAGGTCCATGTTGCTCGCGTAACAGAGCTGCCACAGTCCGACGCCGGTGTTGGCGCGGCCGTCGACGCCGTAGCGGAACTCGCGCCGGTTGAAAACCGCCTCGTCGGTGAGCGTGTTCATCCGCGTGACCGCGTACTCGCGGCGCAGCTGGAAGATGAACGGGCGAATCGGGCGCGAGGCGTCGATCAAGAACCAGTACGCGCCGCTGCCGCTGGAGTTGATATTGGCGACCTGCGCCTGCCCGCTGCCCATCGGGCCCACCGGATGCGAGGCCGAGAAGAAGGCCTGGCCGTCATAACCGAGCACCGAGGAGGGTGTGTTGACGGCCGCCTTGATGGTCGAGAAAAGCAGCATGTCGGGATGCACCTTGGTGTCCCAGCCGAGCTGCTCAATGACCGGTTCGTAAACGCCGTAGGTGTCGTCCTCGACGTCGTTGCGGTCGATGCCGACAGTGTCCTCGAAGTTCTTGTTGACGATCGTGTAGGCGTGAGCCTCGAGCGCCTGGACCACGCGGCTGCCGAGCCACTCGCGAAACTTGGTGGTGCGGCCGAGCCACGGGTAGGTGGTCTGCCGCGAGCCCGAGCGCACGATCGAGGCGATCTGCTCGTAGTAACTCGGCGGCGCTTCGAACCCGCGCTGGAAGATGACGTCGAAGCCGGTGAACAGTGCGGTGAGATTTGCTGCGCTGATTTCCATCGTTGCTACCGTGTGGGCCCGCGGCGCGGCCGCGAGCGGCTAGGGGGGTTGGACGGTTGTCCTAGACCGCGAGTGCCGACTGATGCCAGAAGTCGACCCAGACCTGGCCGCTGGAGTCGAGGTTGCGGACCATCCCGGCCACGCTGCGCGTCGGCGCGCCCCAGTTGTAGGAGACCAGCACCGTGGCGGCGGCCGCGATCGCGCCGCCGCTCGGCGCCAGCATGATCAGCCCGGCCTGGTAGTCGACCATGTAGTCGGTGCCCTCGACGTAGGTGGTGCCGGCGGGCGAAGAGGTCACCACGACCTTGGAGATGTTCTCGTGGCCGGTGCTGATGATTTGCGAGCTGGTCGCGGCGGGAAAAGTATGCGACTGCGCGGTGACCACGGTCGCGCCCGCGCCGTCGCTGAGCGAGACCGAGTTATCGTCGACCGCGAAGCAGAGCATCCCGACCTGCGGCTGCGCGATCGAAGCGTCGTTGACCGCGTAGAGAAAAACCCCGCGCGTGCAGATCACCGAGATCGCGCCCGCCGCACCGGCCGGCAGATTGGTCCCGGGAATCGCCACCGACGAGGTGTTGACCGCATCCTGTCCCGGCATCCCGTTGTAGGTCCGCTCGGCGCGTCCGACGATCCGCAGTCCCGCGGCGGAAGCGGCAGGTACCGCGTTGCCGTTGGCGTTGAGCGCCACCATCGAGCCCAGGTAGACCGTGGTGTTGGCCTCGACCGGGTAATTCTGCGTGCGCCCGAAGTCGGACATCTCGGGCGTGTTGCGTGAGCTGGTTAGAGCCGCCATTTCGTCACCTCTTTGAATCCTGCCTGTGCCTGTCCGGCCGCGGCGCGCGCGTCCGGTCGTCTAGACGTTGCCGCGGTTGAGCCGCAGAAAATCGCTGCGGCCGGAACGTTTGCGTCCCAGGTAATCCTCGGAGCTCAAGCCGAGTTGCGCGCAGATTGCGGTCTCGGCCGCGGTCAGCGAGGCAGCCGCGGCGTGGGCCGGCGGCGGAGCGGCAAAAGCCGCCGTGGCGCTTTCGAAGCCGGCGCCGAAAGCCGCGGGCTGGCGCGCCGCGAAAGCGGCGAAACCCTTAAAATCCGCCTGGCAGTAAGAGATCGCCCACTGACGCTGGGCCGGGATTAGCTTGCCCGCCTTGATCGCGTCGTCGACCGCACGCTCGGCGCGTTCGCTCGCGCGCTCGGCGCGCATCTGATTGAGCTCTCCGAGCACGCGCTGAAACTGCGCGACCGCCACGTAGCGCGCCGGGTCCGCGGCGGCGCCCGCCTGCATTGCGCTGGCGGCGCCGTCGTCCGTGCGGCTGTCGCCCCGCGCGCCGTCGCGCCCGCCGTCCGCGTTATCGTTTCCGCTGGCGTCGCTCAGCACGCGCACGGCCGCGAGCGCTTCCTCGGGCGAAGCGTCGTCGTCGAGCCCGAGCATTTCACACAACTGTTGCAGCAGCGTGTCCATCGCTTCGTCCCCTTCGGAATGCGGCGCGGTCAGCAGGGCCGCACGCGCCGAAATCGCGGTCAAATAGAGATTTGGATTGTTGGTGAGGCCCGCACGCAGGAGCCGCGTGACCGCGCCGTCGGGGGAATACTGGAAGACCGGCGAGATGTAGCGGTATTCGCGTGAGGTGATGGCCGTCGCGCCGTGCGGGGTCCAGTCGACGTTGCCCCAGAGCGCGCCGTTGCGCTCCTGAAGCTCGCGAATCCATCCCGCCGCCGGCGCCGGACGGCCCTTGGGCGCGGCGAAATCGGTCGCATGGTCGTAATCGATCGGCACGCCGGCGGTGAGTCCGAGCGCCTCGGTCGCCGCGATCACGCGCGCCGCGTCATTGAGCCGGAACGGCCCGCGGCCGTCGCGTCCGCTGAACTCGCCCGCCGGAATCAGCATCACCCATTCGGGCGGCGCGCTGGAGCAAAGATCGGCGTCCTCGATCGCGCTGCCATGAACCGCGAGCGGGCCGCCCCGTTCGATCTGCGCTGTGGTCTTGAGTTGCGTCACGTCCAT